CCGTTCCGTCGCGTTGGACATCAACCGACTCACATGCGCCAACTGCGGGACCCAGTTCTACCGCTTGGTCCCCGAGGGCGCCAACGGCGAGATGATCCCAGCCGGTGAGTCCGAAGTCCGCGACCTACACAAAGAACTCACAGCCCTCGAAGCGCGCCGCCGAGTCATCCTCGAGCGCCTCGCTGCAATCTCCAGGGAACACATCAAGGTCCAGAAGATCGAGTACGCCGCGGAGCTCGAAGGCGATGCCCAGCTCTTCTCCGCCATGACCAAAGCCCGGCTTATGCAGATCATCGAGAGCCATTGGTCGATCCACCACATGGGCGCGGTCCAGCACTTCGAGACGCTCACCAAGGCTGACCTCGTCAACATGGTGATCTCGATCAAGGGCCTCACTGGCCACTACGAAAAGCCACCCGCGAAGACGCGGGTCGCCACGGGCCGCAGCTCGAGCGGCCGGGGGAGCAAGTCGCCATTGCTCGTCTAGTATGAAGCAGACATGCAAGCAGGTTGGCACTCACCTAGAGTGTCGCCTAGGCGCGGGTTCGCCCCGCAGGAGCAAACATGCACGTAACAAGAAGCGTGGGAAATGCCTAAGCCATACGTCCTCAAGCTCATCGAGTTCCTTGAGAACCATACCAACGGGGGCGCCACCTTCACTGGCACCCTGTGCAGGCAAATCGCTGAAAAGCTGCGCGCCGAGATGCCCACGCTCCCACCCCCACAGCCGCCCACGTACTGCGACAGTCCGAAGACCCATGCCCCGGACTGTGACTGCCGAACCGTGAAGTACGCGAGCGCCCACGACGAGGAGGACACATGAGACCCAAGACCAAGCTCCGCATCACCAAGCTCCTGAAAAGCCTCGAGGAAACCGCCGCCGACTACATCGCCCAGGGCCATGAGCACGTGCCCCAGATTATGGGCCTCCAGTTGGTCAGCGGCCACTTCATCGTACACACAATCGTCATGACTCCGGGCTTCAATACCGACGAGCAAAAGGACGCGCTCGCGGTCGCCATGGGCCAGATGGTTGAGCCATTTGATGCCTACATCTACATCTGTGAGGGCTGGATGGTTGTTCTGCCACCCGACTCTGATCCCGACGCTGAGGTTCGACCCAGCCTTCACCCCGACCGCATAGAAACCCTCAACGTGCACTTCGTCACCAAGCTCGGCGAAGAGCTCTTGCGAACCTGGAAGATCGTACGGCCCGTAGACGCCAAGCCCTACATCGAGCGCCTCAGCGACACCGAGCAACCGGCCCATGGTCGCTTCGCCAACTTCTATCGCTACACGATGCCTAACACAGGCGAGACGGAGCAGTAATGCCGATCGCGTGCAAGATCTGTATAGCAAAGGTGGGCTTACCGTGGTAGCGACGTCCCAGCGCTGCCCAAGAACAAGGAGGAATTCGAAAAGCACTTACAAGACGAACACGGCATCACAATCGAATCCTATGGCATGCCGGTAGATCGAGACGGCAAGGAGATCAAGAATGGCTGAGAACCCATTACACGTCAACCACATCCGCCAATTGCTGGCGGCCAGCGACTCCGACGATCCGCGCGTCCTTGATTGGACCTGCGACGTCCACCCGTGCTCCGAAACCCCGCGCTATTTCACCATTAGCGTGGACATCACAACCAACGATGTAGTCACCTCCTGCTACTGCCAGGCCCACGAGCCACAGGTCGTGATGCCCGATGCCTCAGACAATTAAACAGCTTCGGGCATACCTGGCCGATCTAATCATCCTAGCCGTGGGTCTGGCTAACACGATTGCTCTCGAGACAGCAACCATCCCCCAGCGGGATGCCATCCGTCTCCTCGAGCGATACCTAAACCAGATCCCCGCGTCGTTGCGAGGTTAACCGACATGCCATTCCCAATCTGGCACCTACCTCAACCGGCGCCCCACGAGGAGGTCTACATCACACCCGAAGGCCCGGCCTGGAAGTTCGACATGGGCGGTGGCCTTCATCTCACCATCAACCCCGACGATAGCAACACAATCATCGTCGAGCCCTCGGAGGACCACGATGAAGGGGAATAGCCGTAGCCGGGCCGACCAGCGCAAGATCGACGACACATGCGCTACCGCAATGGCGACCATCGAGCGCTTTCGCCAGCAAGGTAACATCCCGGCCCTCATGATCTTTGTCTCGCCAGATGACGGCTTCAAGGATGCCCACGCGATCACGCCCATGGGCATGGATCCGTACACCGTCATCTGCTTCATGAAGGAAAGCATGGAGCGCAAGCAGTGAGACGCCTGGTCCTAAGCTGTTGCGGCTACGTCGTGGACGCACACAGCGAGGTGCGGGTAGGCAACGGTCAACACCGAGATGTCCTACCCCGGAAAGGAGATGCAACCATATGCCTTAATTGTGGGAGCTGGCATCGCTACAAGGACAACAAGGGCAACACGCGGCCGTTCGATGCCAGGGATCTCGAGGATTTCCCGGACGATCAGCTGCACATCATGCGGCGCGCCACGCGCCTCATTAAAAAGAGAGGCCGGATGAAATAATGGTAGGTGGAGGTCTATGTCGGGCCCTGAACACCCACGCATGGGATATCTTCGGGGCCATCGTGATCCTGCGGGACAACAACAGACGTGTCACGTTGCTCTGCCGCCGGTGCGAAACCACACGCCAGGACGTGTGGGCCACGAACGGCAAGATGCTTACGCGATACTACAAACACGGCTCCGAGTACTCGGCGTTCATCAAGGACTACGATCGCCAAGAGGCTCGCGGGTATCTGCTCACGCAGATCAAGGCCGTCGAAGCACCTAGGGAGAAGGAACATGGGAAAGGCAACAATCCTGACGTGCGATTGGCACGAAAGCACGTGGCCCGCCGTGGCGACGTACGAGCTCTCGAACAACCGGGGAAAACCCCTAAGTCTTGATCTATGCACGGACCACGAAAAGGCGCTCCTGGAGGTCTTCCGCCCCCAGGCAATCACCACCACCCAGCCCAGCATCAGCAAGGCAGCCAGCAACATCGACAAGCTGGAGCGCAAGCGCAAAGCGGACCGCGATCGCAAGTACCGAAAGTACCACGCGGCCGCGGACACTCGGCAACACCGCCGCGGTGGCGACTACTGGAAGATGCGCGAGATGCAGGTCATGGAGGCTATGGCTCATTTAAAGTCCAACGTCCATATCAAGGACGTGATGAAGGACGCGGAGATCACCAAGGCCACAGCCGGCAACACCCTTCGCCGGCTGGTCGCCATGAAGAAGGTGACCGCAACCGGGGGCCGGGGCCGCTTCCGCCGCTATCACCTGCCGACCGCATAGCGTGGAAGTTCTCGCTCCCTAACCCGTTGCTCCAAGCATTCAACTACATGCACGAGCAAGACCTCGAGCCGGACTACCCGGGCAAGATCTGGTACCGCCCGGATCCCACCCTCGAGGAGCTCGAGCAACGGCCACTACCGGACGAAAGGAGAACCGATTGGTATAGGTACATGAAGAAGACGCAGTCATCCATGATCATCTGTGCGTTCTGCAAACAAGGCATCCGCCAGCATCACGGCCGGGGTGAAGGTTTTGCTGAAACCTACCAAGGCCCAGACGGCATGCCCAAGAAGCGATGGTTCCATGTCCGACGCTGTTGGACTTACGAACGTAATCGCCGCAAGAAAGCCGCACGAAAGGAGCTTGCATTGAAAGAGGAGCAACAGAAGGAAGCCCAGGCCTTAGCCCAGTTTAAGGCCGAAGCTACCAAGGAACCCGAGCCGCCGCCCGAGCCGCCACGCAACGGCCGGGCCAAGCGCGGCCTCGGTGCCAAAGCATTCGAGATTCTCGATAGCTTCGAACCGGGCCGGGAGTTCACAGCCCTCGACCTCGAGGAGAAGCTCAAGGTCCACGGCCTCACCACAACCCACGGCACGATCCAGCAGTTGCTTTGGACATACCGTGCGACCAGGCGCGAGGCCATCGTTGTCCGGCGCGTGGTCACTAACAAGTCCGGTTCGATGAAGGTGTACGCCTTCCCCGAGCCCGGCCCGGCCGAGCCGGCGACAGTCACCTCGCATCCCACCGCGTTGGTCAAGCCCAGCGCGCGCCCCGAGAAGAAGGAGGAACCTAAGCCCGAGATACCCGTAGTTGAGATCCCCATAGCTCCGTCTGCCCCAGGCACGACGAGGCCGTTGGCCAAGCCCGCTCCGACCCCGGGCTTGACTCGCGCCGATTTGAATAGGGCGTTCAACGACTTCCAGGCCTTTATCCTGGAAGCCCTAACCGACCTCCGCAACGAGCTTGCGAAGAAGGTCAACTAAAGGAGGATGCATGGCAGCAGCAAAGAAGCAGAAGATCTTCGAGATCGTGCCCGATGACGTCATCAATGGCGTCGAAGAAAAGCTCGGCCCGCAGTTCTTGAGCGGGAAACGGGCCTTCTACATGTACCACGACGATAACCACGAGGCCTTGTTCGTGTCCAAGGAACCCATCACCAAGCGCCTCGTGGCCCCGCTGCTCACCGATCTCGAAGCCGAAGAGGAGGACCAAATTGAGCCAGACGATGACTAGCGAGGAGTTCTTGGACGCGATGAACGATGAGTTGGAGCGCCGGGGCTTTGATGAGTTGCTAGAAGCCTACGACGCTCCAATCATCCCGGCCGCCCGGTACCTCGTCCGCGTGGCGCTCGCTGGTTGGATATCTGGCCAGACGCCCGAAGAAACGGCCGCCGAAATCTACAACGGGTTCACGCACGTCAAGAACAAGTTGTTTATACCCCATTAGCCAATGAACAACCGCGAGCGGGAGCTGTATCTAGAGTACATGCGACTATACCCCTGGGTCCGGGCGGAGTATGCGCTCCGCCTGGCCCAGGCGCTCGCGTATGCGGAGGAGACGAGGATGGATTGGACGAAGTGCCTTGCTTGCAACAAGGGGGTACTGCTCCCGCTCAGCGACTTCGGCCCCGAAGGCGCGTCCCTGCCCTTCAAAGCTTGGGCGTGCTCCAACCGCCAGTGCCGTTGGACCGTCCGGATCGACAAGGGCCAGGTCACGTACGAAGTGATCCCGGCCAATGGAGGAAGAAAGCCGTGAATAAGGAGGACACGGAGCACTACGCACTGGGCTTTATGCATGCGATGCAAGGCATAGAGCCCTACAAGTTCCAAGATCCCTACCTACAGGGACTGTATGACGCTGGCTGGAACGATTATCGCAACGGCCGCCAGCTCATCAGAAAGAAACTCGAAGCTAGGAGATAGCTATGAACATCCGCCCCTGTCCGGCTGACCGGACCCGGGCGCTAGCTCGGCTACGTAAGGGCCGGGCCGGCCGTGTTCGTCGGGTGGACCCCGCCACGGTCGAAGTCCTGTATCCATGTGGTTGTGTGGTTGAGGTAGACTTCGGCGACCCGGTCCTAGCGACCCTGCTGCAGAAGAAACTCAAGCACACAGGGTAGGCAACACAACACCAACTGGGGGAGAGCCGGCTCGAGATGAGCCGGCTCTTGTCCATTTCAATCGTTGAAATGGGGAAGTTGGATGCCATCTTACAACAATACCTCGAGCTCTCACGCCAATACGGCCACTGTCCTCGCGGCACCCGTGACCGCACTGCATACGACTACGCGCAGCACGAGCTGTGGGCCTTAGCCCAAGCAATCTGCCACCTTACCCATCCCACCATCCAACGCGAGCTAGACGCCGCTCGGCGCGACGTTGTAGCTCAAGTTAACCTACATATCGAACATGTGGGCCCGGTCGTCGTGCGTCCAGCGCGCCGATCTCGTCCCGCCAGTTGGGCCGAGTTCCAACTTACACCCGAGCTAGCTACAGATCTGACCATAACCGGGGCCACCGTTACCCTCGACGCTGCCAAGCGGCTCCGCGAAGCCCACAAGCGCCAGGTTTCTCACATCTACTCGGTTGTCCATAATTCGAGACGACCTTAACCGGAGGATTTCAAATGTTGAAACGGGGAGGTCCGTTGGCATCGGACTTGCATAGGTATTGCTGGGGCGGATTCCCCGCTCCCTTAACTCCCATTGAAATGGGACAGAGGTACAAGGAGATGCCACAGACTCTCGAGATTCCCGACAAGAACCAGGCGAACATGAAGGCAGTTCAGATCGACGTCAGTGCCGGCAAGGGAGACGACAAGGTCGAGACGAAGTTCGATGCCGAGTTGCCCGCAACCCTCGAGGACGCAATCGCGGTCTTCGGTAAGAAGGAGGTCTTCCGTCGGTTCATCAACGCCCACGTCGTGTACCTCCAGAGCCAGCAGCGCAACGAGCTGACCAAGCAGACCGCGGAGAAGGAGCGCAAGCGCGCCCCGTACCTGGAGTCGCTGGGCCTCTAATCGGCTTGCCCGGGGCTCAGTTAGGAATCCAGCAGACCGCCCCCGGCCTGCTCCCTCACCTAGCTGGGCTCCGGGCAGGGTTAGCAGGAGACGACGATGGGCAAAGCCATCAACGACATGTCAGACGACGAGATCTTGGCTGAGATCTCCAAGCTCCAGGCCATGAAGCCCCCGCAATCCAAGCCCAAGGCTCAGCCCAAGAGACTAGATGAAAAGAAGTTGGCAAAGACGAAGCGTTCGTGGAGGGATGACTTGTTCGATGATTAAGCCCTCCCTCGCGAACGTCAAGCACTTGCTGCACATGCTTGATTGGAGCGGCCACGTCGAGCTGCCGGACACCGACCTACACTGGTTGGCGGAGCAGCTTTCCGCACGTCTCTCCGCCTCGAGTCTGGAGACGTGCGACTCCTGCGGTCGTGCGATGACCGTAGTTGTGACGACAAAGCTGGGCAATATGTGCAACGAGTGTCTCGAAGAAGCGACCGATACCGCAGACAGCATCAAGGACGTCCTTACCGGAGGTGACGTCGATGCCCGTAATCCAACTGTCAGCGTCGCGCGTGGACACCTTTAACCTGTGCCCTCGCAAGTACTACTACAAGTATGAACTCAATCTTACTCCAGCAGATGAAGGACTTGATCTCCCTATCGCGTTCGGAGATGCCGTTCATCGGTCCCTTGCAAGTCTGTACCTGGGGACCGCTTTTGATTACGTGCCATGTCCCTGTGAATCCTTCTGCGACTTCTGCAAAGCCCGGCCCATCCAACGCATCGCGGCCGAGTTCCTTGCCCGTTACCCCACCGATCCCGATGACGTTCGAGACCCTCGTACGCGCATCCGCGGTCTCGAGCTTATCGCCGCGTACCTCGGGAAGTGGAAGCGGGAACCGTTCCGGGTCCTAGCGGTCGAAGTTCCGTTCGAGCTCGAGGTCGGCCCCGAACTTAAGTACGTGGGCAAGATGGACCTCCTTGTCGAGCAGGACGGCCTCGTCTATCCGCTCGACCACAAGACAACCAGTAGGACTGGTTATCTGTTCGACGCCCAGTTCAAGCTCTCAGTCCAGATCAGTGGCTACGTGGTCCTGGCTTCGATCATCACCGGCCAGCCCGTCCACCAAGCTATCATCAACGGTATCCGTGTCGCTGGGAAGGTAGACCCGGACCAAACCTTCTTTAGACAGATCACAACCCGCACGCCCGAAGACATCGCCGAGTGGGAGACCGGCATCCGCGATGTTCACCGCCTCATCCAGCAGTTTCGTTGGTCCCAGTTTCCCAAGGCAGCCCCCTACGCGTGCGTTGCCTACAACCGTCTGTGCGAATACTACCAGCTCTGTACCTCGGGCGCGGCGACCCGCGAGACTCTACTTGAGACAGCCTACAAACACCGCCCTGAGTACGATCTCATGAGCGAGGGCTAATGTATGAGTGAGTCAGAACGCATCGGCCCCATCGCCGCGGCGCCTCGGTTTAAGTCCTACCTGTTCTACGGCCCCCCAGGCTCGGGCAAGACCACGCTCGCAACCCGGCACCCGAGCAAGCGGAAGCTATGGCTGGACATGGACCAGAAGCTCGAGGAGATGGCCACGCTTACCGGCGACCCCACTATCAGCGTGTGGGCTCCCGGTGAACCACTCGGTAACCCCGAGCGCATCGACATCCCCTACAACCCAGACCCAAAGGACCCGCACAAGGGCACCATCCCAACCAAGAAGCCCATGGGCTACGAGAAGCTCGTGACCGTCAGCAACGAGTTGCTCCGGTCCGCCCTTGATTACGACGTCGTCGTTCTAGACACCCTAACGTCGACCGCGGACCACTGGCAGTCGTTGCTCATGTACACGCACCGCGTCAGCTACATGACCGAGCGACTGTGGGGTATCTATCTCGCCGGGCTCCAGGAATACATCAACGGGTTTCTGCAACTGCCGTGCGATCGGATCGTGATAGCGCACGAGAAACGGAACGTGGATGAAGACACCAAGCAAGAAGCCATCCGGCCCAGCGTGGCTGGACAACTTGGCAACAACCTCAATCGGTACTTCACCGAAGCGTACTACTTCCTCGGGCGCCAGCGGGGCGGAGACTACAAGATCCAGACCATCACCGACTCCCGAATCGCAGCCCGAACTTCCAGCGGACTTCCCCCGGAAACAGTGGCTGACCAAAACATCTTTCAACGACGGTGATCTGGTAGCCGGGGCTCGTATCTCGCAGTGGAACGTCGTGCGCCTTCGCAAGCTCGGCAAGTTCTTTCAGCTGAGCCGCAACGAGGACCAACTGGGCCGCTTCGAGCGACTCGAGAAGGCGGTCGACGCATTTGAACACGCCACACGCGGGACAATTTAGTCCCGTTAACTGCGCTGGGGTACCAGCGCGAGGAGGACAGATGGCCTACATCAACATAAACCTCGAGGACGTGGACGACGGCACAGAGCCGTTCCCCGAGGGTCAACACCTCGTCCGCATCAAGTCCGCAACGCACAAGCACAAGGAGGGCTCCGAGTACCCGTACATCGAGGTCCGCATGAACGCCCTCGATGTCGACGAGAAGTTCCAGAAGCGCGACTTGCGCCTCACGCTGTCCTTCCACCCGAACGCGCTTTGGAACATGAAGCGCTTCATCACCAAGGCTGGCATCCCTCAGGACAAGGGCGGCCTGGACACCGATGACTTCACTGGCCGCGAGCTGTTCGTTACCATCAAGAACCGCCCGGACAATGACGACCCGACCATGATCCGCACGGACGTGTCGCCGCCGTACTCCGTGGCGTAACCATCTCGCGTGGCCCCCTACCACACGTGCACAGCGCCAACTGTCCGGGTGAAGCGGAGGGGATAATTCCCGGGCGCTCTCAACTGATGAAGGGCTGATGTGTGGACCTACCAATTCAGTCGGTAATCGTAGGAGAAAGGGTACGTAAGGAGTTCGGCGATATCGAAGACCTAGCAAGCTCCCTCTCTCGGGTGGGCTTGCTCAATCCAATCATCGTCGACTCCGAGAACCGTCTACTCGCGGGCCACCGCCGCCTGCTCGCCGCTATGCATCTAGGCTGGAAGGACATCCCAGCCCGGCTGATCGACGAGCTGGACGAGGCGACCCGGCGCGAAGTAGAGTTAGAGGAGAACATCCGCCGCAAGGACCTGACCTGGGTTGAGGAGGTCACGGGCCTGCTCGAGCTCTATACCTGCAAGCAGTCCCGATACGGCAAGCGCAGTGCTAGTGTCATCGTCAACGAGGGCGAGAAGGGTTTCGGGATCGAGGACGCGGCTAAGGAGCTCGACCGATCCATTGGGTCTATCTCGATGGACCTCCAGCTAGCTCGCGGGCTTGCCGAGTTCCCCGAGCTTGCCAAAGAAAAGTCCAAGACCGCGGCCTTCAAGCGCTATCGTCGGATGAAGGAAACGCAGTTGCGAGCAGCGCTGGCCCAACGACAGTCCGTTGCAGACACGCCAGACGATGACGCCGACATGGCTGAGCGCCTTAACTACCAGGCCGATGATGGCCTCGGGTCGGTGCGTCAACCCATCCGCAAGGCCACGTGGAAGGGCAAGGGCATCCTCTACCACGCCGACAGCCGGGACGTGCTGGCGACGTGGGACGAAGCTAGCGTCGATCTGATCGTGACCGATCCACCGTACGGCCTGGACATGTTCCGCGGGGGTCGGGAGACCTCAGGTCAACGTCTTGCTGAACACCAGGGTACCATGTATGATGATGAGCCTACCAAAATCATGGATGTGCTCGATCAAGTGTTCATGCATGCTGCCCGGGTGTTGAAGCCAGATGGTCACGCATATGTCTTCTTCCACATGACTCGTTACGAGACCATCTATCTCATGCTCCGCAAGCACTTTGGTCACTGCGACGAGGTTCCGATCATCTGGATCAAGAATACACCCGGCATTGGTGACCCGAACCAGGCGTGGACATACGCGTACGAGCCATGCTTTTGGGTCAACCGAGGTCGCAGCCTCGTAAAGCCCCAGGCTTTTAACTACCTCAAGTACGACACTGTGTCGAAGAAGATCCATGGGACTCAGAAGCCGGTGCCTTTACTGCGGCATCTCATCCAAGCTAGTTCAGTCCCTGGTGAGGTTGTGCTGGATCCTTTTGCGGGCTCAGGCTCAACACTCATCGCGGCAGCACAGCTCGGGTGCAAGTTCGTTGGCATTGAACAGCACGAGGCATTCCACCGTTCGGCCGCGGAGTTCATCTCGACCGAACTAGCCTTGGTCGAGAGCGGCCAAGCCGAGGTCGTGGAGGAATGAAACCAACCAGAGCTGACACTGACCGATTCTGGTCCAAAGTCAACAAGAACCAGACGGAGTGCTGGCTCTGGACTGGCACCATGTTACCGAACGGGTACGGAGTAATAAAGCTGGCGGGAAAGAATGCATACGCACACAGACTCAGCTATCTCCTTGTCAACGGATATATCCCGACAGAGATAGACCACCTCTGTAAGGTAAAGCGTTGCGTAAATCCCAACCATTTACAGGACGTAACCCGTTCGGTTAACATGGTCCGGGCATATGGGGGAAGGTGTCGAAGAGGACACCGCTTCACTGGCCAACAATGCTATACGTGTAAGCAACAGGCTTGGCTCAACAGGACAGACCGATGAAGCCTACTGGTTCTCTCGGAGCCAACATAGCAGTAGTAGGCGCCCGACCGGGGCGAGACGAGGTACAAACGGGGATCCCTTTTACCGGTCCCTCAGGTAGTCTCCTGTGGAACCTGTTAAAAATCCCTAGAACGGAAGTGTACGCGACCAATGTCAGACGTGACTTTAGTAGGGATAACCCAACACCAACCGAGGCCGAGATTCTTGAGGTATTGCCCGCTCTGCGGCAGGAACTTGATAGTTGTGCGGCCAACATCTTCATCGCAGTCGGCGCTCAAGCACTTCGTGCTCTCACGGGCCAAACTTCTATTGAGAAGTGGCGGGGCACTGTACTCAGCTCTACTTTATTGCCCGGTCGAAAAGTCATCGGTACATATCACACCGCCGCAGCGCTTCGGGAATGGTATCTCACATACATCATCGAACACGACTTGAGGAGGGCCCGGCGTGAGAGCGCGTATCCACATATCGTACGACCCACCCGCGAGTTTCTTATCAACCCACAACTTGATGACGCAGTTGGGTTCCTCGATTCTTTGGGGGATCCTGTCTCAGTTGATATTGAGACCCGGGGCCAGGACGTCGTCTGCGTCGCTCTCTCTGACGATCCAAACCGAGCCATCTGCATTCCCTTCGTTGATGGAAGACTTGGACCTACTGAGCTCCTCTATCTCTGGCGCCGGCTGGACGGTATCTTTCGAACACGAGGGATCATCGGTCAGAACATTCAATTCGACGTCTCACGACTGGAGCGACTAGGCTTCGTGATCGACCGTATCGAATTTGATACGATGCTCGCTCACCACTTGCTGTACCCCGAGTTCCCGCACGACCTAGGCTTTATCACCAGCATCTACACCGAGGAGCCGTACTACAAACATGAAATCGAAAGCGATACCCTCGAAGGATTCTGGCGATACAACTGCAAAGACGCAGCCTGCACCTACGAAGCCTACCTGGGACTCCTTAGTGAACTTCGAGAAGTGGACCAAGAGTCCTACTTCCGGTCTCGTGTTATCCCGCTCCTACGACCAGTCATGCAAATGCAAAACCGCGGTCTGTTTGTCGATCAGCAAGTACTCTCGACGACACGGCGCCGCATGGAGCTTGAGACTGAGTACCTGCAATTGCAGCTCGACGCGGAGGTCAGTTTCCCATGCAATGTCCGCAGTCCACGAGATCTTAGATTCCTTCTTTACGACGTCCTCAAGTGCCCTACTGTTAAGCGAACCCCCAAAGGCGACACCAGCACCGACGAAGAAACGCTCCGCAAACTGGCGTACGGGGGGCACGCCAGCGCGGAGACGGTCCAGAAGATTCTCGACATCCGGGAACGTCGTACACTGACCAGCGGATTCTTGAACATCGCCCTTGGATCAGACAACCGATACAGGGCGAACTACCTGATCCATGGCACGGATAGCGGGCGGCTCTCATCTCGAGGGCCATCGACCGGCGGACCTCAGCTACAAAACATACCCAAGGTCGCCAGAAAGATCTTCGTAGCCCCGCCCGGGTTCGCCCTCGTCCAGGGCGACCTGCGCCGGGCCGAAGCCATGTTTGTGGCATACGACGCCGGCGAGGAGCGCCTAATCGCAATCTTCGACGACCCCGCCCGGGACCTCTACAAAGAAATGGCGGCAGCTGCCCTTGCAAAAGACATCAAAGGAATAGAACCCTGGGAGCGCGAGCTCTTCAAGCGTGTCTGCCACGCGTCGAACTACGGTATGGGCCCACTTAAGTTCATCACGGTCCTCCGGCTCGCCGGCATCAATATCGAAGATCTCGCCATTAGGGGCGTATACGGTGCCAAGAAAAAAGCCACATACGTAGTTGAGAGTTACCACACCGCCTACCCGGCCATCCGGCGCTGGCAGAAAGCTATCTGGAGTTATGTCCGAACCCGCCGTTACATCGTCGATGCCCTCGGGCGGCGCCGCACGTTCCTCGACCGGATGGACGAACACCTTGGTCGGGTCGCTTGTTCGACCCGTCCTCAATCCACGATAGTAGGAGTAACGAACATTGGGCTTGTTCGCCTTCATGCGAAAGGGTATGACCTTTGCGCGCAGGTTCATGATTCGCTCCTCGTGCAATGTCCCATCGAACACGTACAAGAAACCGCTATCGCTATCAGGGATGCCATGAGCGTACCTCTAACTGTCAACGGCCGGACCTTCACGATCCCCGTTGATCTACAGGCGGGTCATTCATGGGGGGAAATGGCACCAGTTTCCTTGACCGATATCTCCAGTACACCAGCAAGCAAGAATCCCCCGACCTATTCCACTTCTGGGTTGGGATGACCGTGACCGCGGCCGCCTTGGGCCGCAAGTGCTACCTTGATAAAGGCTATTATCGCCTTTTCCCAAACCTCTTTACGATCCTCGTGGCCGGGTCGGCCCGTTGCCGCAAGAGTACAGCCATCAATATCGGCGTCAGCCTTCTCGAGAAGGTGACGGGCGCACGGGTCGTCAGTGGCAAGATTACTCCAGAACGATTCATCGACGAGATCGCTCCCGACCCAGGTAGCGTCGCCCCATCGATCCTTGTCCACAGTAGTGAGCTCTCCGTTTTCCTCACAAAGCAGCAGTACGGTGAACCACTCATCTCCATCCTCACCGACATGTACGACTGCCCAGACAGCTGGTCCTACAAGACCAAGAACCGGGGCGAAACTAACCTCAAAGATTTGTTCCTCTGCATTATTGCCGCCAGCACACCCGATAGCATCGCCAGCTCGATACCGCAGACCGCGTTGACCGAGGGGTTTGCCTCCCGCGTTCTTTTTGTTTTTCAAGAGGACACCGAGAAGAGGAACGCCTTGCCCGAACTATCGTTGGAAGAACGTACCCTAAAGGTTGAGTTGATAGGTGAATTAGCAGACATACACAAAATGACTGGGTTGTTTACTCTGGACACCGAGGCCCGCGATTGGTACATCAACTGGTACGGGCAAGCGCGCCCACCCGAAGATAAACGCCTCGAGGGCATGTTCGCCCGGCGCCACGACCATTTGCTCAGGCTAGGGATGATTCTTGCGGCATCGTTTCACCGCCAGGTCATCGAGATCAATGATCTCCAGGCCGCTGACATGGCCCTTAACGACATAGAAAAGCTCACGCCGTTCGCTCTTCGTGAGATCGGTGGCGATGCCAAGACCAGCTTCCTCTCGAGGGCCGAGACCATGATCCGGCGCCGGGAACGGATTACCCATAGCGAACTCCTTCGTAATTTATATCCACTAACCGCCGACGATCTCCGCAAGATCATGGAGACCCTCATCAGTGCAGATCTTGTAGCAAGAGACCCCGAAAAGCCAAGCGTTTACGTGGCCAAGAAATGAACGTAGCCATACACACGAGGATCTTGTTTCACGTCAACAGAGCCGGGTTGTGGGAGTGTTGGATCTGGAAGGGCTCTACTATCAGATCCAGACACGGACTCCGCTATGGGCACTTCAATGTCAGAGGCACAATGAAGCTGTCCCATCGGGTAGCCTACGAGATTGTCAATGGCCCTATCCCACTAGGGCTGGTCCTAGATCATCTATGCAAGAACACACTCTGTATTAACCCGCTACACCTTGAGGCGGTTTCTCGGATCGAGAACCACCGTCGGGCTTACCGCGGGTGCTAGAAGCATACCTGCCTGGGGTATTTCAAACTTTGAAACAGGTAAGCTGCACGCCTCGCAGGGCGGCGGCTGGCCCAGCGCCCGAATCTTGTTCGTCGCCCCACACGTCCCGCACCGGACCATCAAATAGCCCGTCATCGTCCTAGCTCCATCCCTTCAGGATAGTTCGGCCCCGGCTGGTCCGGGCTCGACGGAGCCTCCTCGCGATCGCCACCGGCCTCGTGGTACGCCTTGTTCAACGCATCCACGTGCTCGTTCGACAGCTCCTCCCGCGCCCACCATTTCCCGACTAGCCGCTCCGCCACGTTCTTGTCCATGACTTGGCCCAGGACCTGCTTACCCATATACATCAATTTGTTCTTGGGATAATTCGGGCTGTTCAGTGCTTGCATGAACTTAACATATCGGTTGGCCCCTGGGCCACTCAAAAACCCAGCGGCGACCCGAGGCGTCGCGAGCAACGCCACCGAAGTCATCAGCGCCGGGCCAGCCCCAGCTCCCGCGCCATATGCCAACCCACCACCCATCAATGCTGGCCCGATGTTGTATGCGAGCCGAGCGAACTGGCTGCCCTGGGTCAACGCTGTCGCAACCCGGCCGGTCTCGCCCCGGCGAGCTCTACCCTGTAAGAACTCTCGAGCTTGCACGAACTTCTCCACGTTCTGGGACATCCCCTTGCCCAGGATTTCTTTCAGCGGCTTCTCGCCCACCGTTTCAGATACAGTTTTGCGCATCGAATCGCCTGTCATCTTGCCGCTAGGCAACATCGCGTTGCTCAGCGTCCGATCCAACAGCGCCCGCCTCATGCTATCCTTTACATCCGGGTCCTCAATTACGCTAATAACCTGCTGAAGTTGCTTGTAATCAGGCCGCTTCATCATACCCTCGACCCACTTCCGGGCCCGGGTCTTGTCGGACAGAATCCCTTCCACGAAGCTGTTGTTCCATGTGTCCTTGAAATCCCGTTCCCAGGATTGCAAGTCCTTCAGCGCGCTGAGGCCATCCGGGGGCAACGATCGCCGGGCCCGGCGGTCCAACTGCGCGACGTACTTCGTGGCCTGAGCCCGTAGCTCGGGGTCAGCCTTGAAGTCGCTAGCAATCTTTTGGGCCTGGTCCCTCAGCTGACGATACTGCTTGACTGTAATCTCGGGCGAATCCTCGAATGCATGCATAAACCCAAACGCTCGAGGTGACCCAGCGGTCCAGTCCATTGACTTGGTGTTAATCATCGCGCCCTTCGACTTGGCCTCGAGGGCATTCACGAGAGGAATCTTGCCTACTGATTCGATCGAGAACTTGTGCTGCACGCTATCCGCAACCGCGTCGGCTAAGTCCCGGCCGTCCATGTGCTTACCTACGTCATCCCCGAACTGCTTAGCCGTCAACCTAAACAGATCGTCCCGGGACTCTTCGGACCTCCGCATCATTCCGCCGCCCCAGTACCCAGCCGAGGCGACCCCATGAAACAGGTCGAACAACCGGTTGTTCAACTTTTCGGCTCGGGTCAACCCTTGGTTGGCGATCATCTTCTCTGCATACTTGGGATCCTTGATGATCTGCTTCCGCACGTCGTCCGCGGCTAGATTGTACGATCGCTTGAA